GGTTCTATGTCCGGCCACTCAGCTGTCACGGTCTTGCTTGGGAACCCAGTGCGGTCCACGGGCTACTTCTATGAGACGCACAACCGCCTGAAGGATGAGTGGTTCACGCTTCACGTCAACTGCGAAAAGAGCAAACGCGTCTCCAAGGAGTTCGTCCGCGAGATGGCGATCAAGTATGGGGAGGAGAGCAATGCATACCGCGTCCGCGTACTGGGCGAGTTCCCGTTATCAGACGACGACACCATGATCCCGTTCTCTGTTGTTGAGCAAGCGATGAACCGTGACATCGAAGTCGACCAGTTCTCGACGATGACTTATGGGATTGACGTTGCCCGCTTTGGATCGGATAAGTCGGCGCTCGCCAAGAAGAAGGGCAACGTGATTACCGAAGTGAAGAAGTGGCAGGGGCTTGATCTCATGCAACTGGTTGGCGCGATTAAGAATGAATACGACGCCGAGGAATCGCTAGATCGTCCATCCGCGATATACATCGATTCGATTGGTCTGGGTTCCGGCGTTGTCGATAGACTCAGAGAACTTGGGTTACCTGCGATCGGGATCAACGTCTCCGAGTCACCGGCGATGAAGAGCGCCTATGTGAATCTTCGTGCTGAGCTATGGGGCAAGATGAAGAACTGGTTGGAGCAACGCGGATGCGCGTTACCGAAGGACGATGATCTGCTCTCCGAGCTAACGTCCCCCCGCTATACGTTTAATTCGTCTGGGCGGTTGCGACTGGAGTCCAAGGACGAGATGAAGAAGCGTGGGCTATCGTCGCCTGATTTAGCGGACGCGTGTATACTAACCCTAGCCGGTGATGCGGCTGTGGGTATTTATGGGTCATCTAGCGGGTCTAGTTGGACGCAACCACTGAAGAGATTGATTAAAGGGGTCATCTGACATGGCAATGGGCGGTCGCGGACTGTACGCGAATATTCACGCAAAGCGTAAGAGAATTAAGGAAGGGGCTAAGGAGCGGATGGCTCGCCCTAACGAAGCAGGATACCCGAAGGCTAAAGCGTTTAAGCAAGCCGCTAAAACCGCCAAGAAGAAAAAGGCGAAGGGCCGTGCCTAAACCGGCAAAAGGTAAGGCGAAGGTCAAAGTGACCTCGACGGGCAAGAAGGTATCCTACGGCGCGAAAGGCGCAAGCGTTCGCCCCAATACTCCAAAAGGCGATGCCTATTGCGCTCGATCGTATGAGCAGATGAAGCAGTACCCGAAAGCCGCCAAAGACCCCAACTCCCCCCTCCGGCTATCGCGTAAGCGGTGGCAGTGTTCCGGCAAGAAGAGTGTGAAGAGGTAATGGAAAGGCAAGGACTTCTTGATATAGCGGCGTTAGCGTCATCTCCAGTACCGATTGCAGGCGATGTAATGGGACTGCTTGCTGATGCAAATATGTATTACGAAAACCCTAGCGAGATCACTCCACTAAATGTTGGGATGTCATTGGCGGGACTACTCCCATTGGTTCCTGCTAGATCAGTGACTCGGTTAGCAGAAGACGCGATAGACACTTCATATCGAATGGCTCATCAACCGACTGCGGGCGCTCGCCTTGATGATCTAACCGTCACTCCTGAAGGCGAAGGGTTCTTCCCAAGCGACCTTTACAGCCCTCAAGGTAAGCAGTATTACGGAAGCGGGAACCCCGAGTATGATGATGAAAGTTATGAAGCGATAACCAAGGCTTACGGTGACCCAGATGCGGAGATTACGATTTATCGCGGAGTGCCGAAAGACGTTGATGACATCAATACCGGAGACTTCGTTACCCTGAGTAAAAAGTATGCAGAAGACCACGCCTCTTCTGGCTATGGGCCAATGGGTGATGAAGCGGGTAAAGTTTTGTACAAGAAGGTCAAAGTTAAAGATGTGTTTAGCGATGGCAATGATTTGAACGAATTTGGGTATTTTCCAGAATGAAAACTTTAGAAGACGCTTACGCGGTATTCCAAAACCCATACGCCACATATTCCGATATGCAGGCGGCTCAGTCGTTTATCGAAGCAAACGAAACACTTGCGCCGGTTCGCGGCTTAATCGCCCCAGAAGAAGGGTACACATACGGTGACATTGTTCCGGTTCGTACCAACCAAGCAACTGGGGAGCGAGAATTAACCGTTCCTATGATGGCGCGAGAAGGCGCTCAGTCCTTGTTGAACGTTGCCGAAGGCACTCAGACTGGCGTGGTCAACCCTGAAGATGTGATGAATATCATGCCAATGGGTGGAGCCGCTTCGCTTTTGGATGAAGGGATTGATGGCGGGTTTGCCGCCGGTATGTTTATCGGGCGAAGTAACCCGTTATTCGATGAAAAGTCGCTAAAACTAGCCAATGACTTGAAGGCGCAAGGCGATAGCAATATCCGAATATTTGAGGAGACTGGTGATCAAACAGGAACAGCAACATTCTTCGGTCGGGACGGTCAACCACGGCAGGAGATCACCGACGCGAATAAAATCAGTCGTACAGGGATAGCGGCAGGGATTGTTGAGATCGGGCCTGAGTCTCCAAACTTGAGCTACACGATTGATCTTGAGGACTCGGGTATAATCAGTGATCCCGAATATTTAAAAATGATCGGCGGTGCTTTCGGAGAAGTTCCTTCAGTGAAGATAATGAGCCACGCCGAGGCTATGAAAGATCTATCGACTCTCGGTTCATTTGACCCAAGCACAAAGCAGATTAGACTAAACCCATACAGGAACGACCCAGAAAGCCAGAAAGGTTATGCGTATCGAAGTGCTGAGGAACTCAGGTCTACATTACTCCATGAAATCCAACACAAAATTCAGCAAGACAGCGGATTGAGCCGTGGTTCAAACCAAACCCAAAGTATGCGGGAGTCCAAGGACTTCGTTAACAGAGCGAGATACATCCTTAACGAACAAAAAGATCTTGTCGAATCTGACAGAGCCAAGCTAAAGGATTTCCGTAAAGCAGAAAGAGTTGACCAGTTATACGAAGACTCACAACGACTGAGAAATAATAGCGACCCTTTAATGGTTGAGACGGCTAGAAAAACTATCGAAGCACATAAGGAGTATCCAGAGCTACGCGCCGCCTATCAGCAGATGGCGGGTAAGCCGCCGAAAGATGGGACTCCTGAAAACCGAGAATGGTGGGCGGGGTTAAGTGCTTATATGGCCGACGAGATTAGGGATACAATATCTTACAGCATGGCAATAAATTCAGACAGAGACGTGGCTAGGACAATGGCTAACATTGCCTATGAAAGAGCATACGGTAAACCTTCAGAGAAACTTAACCAGTTAAGGGATTCCGTAAGCACAATCAATATGTTTAAGAGAGACGCCCTTAATCCAAACTCTGGCGAAGACCCTGCTTACACTTTGTACCGTAGGAAGTTAGGAGAAGTTGAGGCTAGAAACACACAGCGCAGGGAGACTTTGGCTGACAGGGATCGACTGAGAATATTCCCAGAGAGCATGTACGATGTTGACCCGCAGTCCGTACACTTTGAGACTGAGTATCTAACGCCTGAATCACTTTTAGGCATGGGCGTGAAGAGGAAATGACCTAATGGATCAATACAAAGACGACGACATGAACGGATCACCAATCGACGAGGCGATGAAGTCGCTGTCGGACATGGGGATCGAGATCGACGCACCGAACGAGATGAGCGATGACGAGTTCAACGGTATCATCACATCCGAAGTGCAGGACGCGATTGACTACATCGACAACACGATCTCGCAAGAGCGCAACTCCGCCTCCCAGTATTACCGAGGTGAGCCGTTCGGCGACGAAGAGGAAGGTCGTTCTTCCGTCGTATCGATGGATGTACGCGATACCGTACAGTCGATCCTCCCGTCATTGATGAAAGTGTTCACGTCTGGCGAGAAAGTCGTGGAGTTCGTGCCACACGGAGCCGAGGACGTTGCTCAAGCCGAGCAAGCGACCGACTACATCAACCATGTATTCATGCAAGAAAACCGTGGCTTCAGCATCCTATACGACGCGTTCAAGGATGCGTTGGTCCGCAAGGCGGGGATCATCAAGTTCTATTACGATGAATCCGTTGAAGTGTCGACAGAGAATTACACCGACCTGACACGCGAATCCATGATGATGTTACTTCAGGATGAAGACGTTGAGGCGTCTGCCGTGAAGGAAACGCCAATCGGTGAGCCAGTCATGGTTCAACCGCCGGTCATGGATGAGATGGGCAACATCATCCAAGAAGCGATCATGGATCAGCCAATGTCATACGACCTTGAGCTAAAGCGTCGTACCAAGAACGGGAAGATCAAGTGCGAGGCGTTGCCTCCCGAAGAGTTCCTGATCGATCGTCGGGCTAAGTCAATCCACGACGCAACGATTGTCGCTCACCGCAAGATGGCGACCGTCTCTGAGTTAGTCGCGATGGGTTATGACTTCGACATGGTTGTCCAACACGCAGGCGAGGATTTCCAGTTCGACACCAACAGCGAATACTACAACCGGAACCCCGTTGCGACGTTGAAGAACTACGTCGCCAAGGATGATGCGAACAAGCGTGTTCTATACATCGAAGCCTATGTGAAGGCGGATTATGATGGCGACGGTATCGCGGAACTGCGTAAGGTGTGCTGTATGGGTGACGCTCACGAGATTGTGCGCCATGAGCCATACGATCACATTCCATTTGCGGCGTTCTGCCCAGACCCAGAGCCACACACGTTCTTTGGTCAGTCGTTAGCCGACATCACGATGGATATCCAAAACATCAAGTCGCACATCCTTCGCAACCAGTTAGACTCACTGGCGCAGTCGATTCACCCGCGCATGGCCGTTGTTGAAGGTCAGGCGAACTTGGAAGACGTGCTGAACTCTGAAGTCGGCGGAATTATCCGTATGCGCGCTCCAAACATGGTTCAGTCGTTCTCTCAGCCATTTGTCGGACAACAAGCGTTCCCGATGATGGCGTACATGGACGAAGTGAAGCAGTCGCGTACCGGTATCAACCGTGCGGCGGCAGGATTGGATGCTGATGCATTGCAGTCAACAACGAAGACAGCGGTTGCGGCGACTGTCACGGCGGCACGTCAGCACCTAGAGTTGATTGCTCGCATCTTCGCAGAAACCGGAATGACCGACTTATTCAAGGGATTACTGAAGCTGACGATCCTGCATCAGGACCAACCGCAGATGGTTCGTTTACGGAATGAGTTCGTGCAGGTCGACCCACGCGCATGGCAAGCAGGTTTCGACGTGACGGTGAACGTCGCGCTTGGCGGAGTGGACGATGAGCAGAAGATGATGCTACTTGAGTCGATTGCTCAGCGTCAGGAAAACGTGATCTCACAGTTTGGTTTAGATAATCCGCTTGTTACGTTGTCTCAGTACAGGAATACTGTCGGCAAGATTATCGAAACGGCAGGCATTAAGGATGTCGATAATTACTTCCTTGATCCGAATGGTCCGCAGGCTCAGCAGATCATGGCTCAGGCATCACAGAAGCCGAAGAAGCCAAGACCTGAAGAGATACTTGCGCAGGCTGAGATTGCGAAGACACAAGCCGAAACGCAAGCGCGGATAGCAGGTATGCAGTTAGAGCGCGAGAAGATGTTCATGGAGGACGAACGCAAGCGAGATGAACTGGATGCGAAGATTTCACTTGAGGCGATTGAGCTTCAGGCGAAGTACGGAACACAGATCGACATTGCTGAACTGAAAGCAGAGGTCGAGCGCGAGAAACTGGCAATCCGTGAGCGCGGAGCCACATTAAGACAGATGATGAATAACACACCACGAGGTGAGTAATGATCTTTACAAGACGGGACATTGAGCTTGGAGAGAAAGCTCGATCCGTCGTCGAGAACGAGATATACAAAGACGCACTTGTTACTGTCCGTAACAGGTACGTCGAGTCTCTTATCAATACGGCGGAAGATGAATCGGCCAAACGCGAAAAGGCGTATATGGCGATCAGGATGCTAGAAGAGGTGGAAGCACAGCTTGTTAGCGTTATGGACAAGGGAAAGTTAGCTAAACAACACCTTGACAAACTAAACCGTAGATAAGGGATAATGTAACCATGAGTGACACCCAAGAAACTGGACCACTTTCAGTTAAACAGGCCGCTAGTGTATTCGGTGGGTTGATGGAGCCTAAAGAGGTAACCCCAGAAGCCGTTGAATCAGAAGTGGTAGAAGAGTCCGAAGCAAGTGCAGAGGACGTTGAGGTAGAGGATACGTCGACCGAGGAATTTAGCGAGGACTCGGAATATGACCCCGAAACCGGTTCGGAGGAAACGAACGAAGCCGACGAAGAAGGTAGCGCCCAGACTTACACCGTCCGAGTAGATGGTGACGAAGTCGAAGTGAGTATCGATGAATTGTTGAGCGGGTATTCGCGAACTCAGGACTACACGCGTAAAACGATGGCATTGGCGGATCAACGCAAGTCTTTGGAAACAGAGCTTGAACAGATTCGTGGAGAACGCGCACAGCTAACGCAAGTGCTTGAGCAAATTGATGTGCAGGATCAGGAGCAAGAACCCAACTGGGATGCCCTGTATCAACAAGATCCACAGCAATGGCTTATTCAGCGTGAGGTGTGGCGCGAACGGCAAGAGCGGAAACGCGCACTTGTTGAGGAGAAACAACGGTTGCTCCAAGCGCAGGAGGCGGACAAACAGCGAATCGTCGCACAGTTTGTTGAGCAAGAAAAAGGGAAACTTACCGAGGTTCTTCCCCAGTGGCGTGATGAGAAGGTCGCGAAGGCAGAGAAGGCGAAAGTGGCCGACTATGCCAAGAAGATCGGGTTCACCGATCAGGAGATCGCGCAGTTCTACGATCACCGTGCGGTGACGACGCTCTATAAGGCGATGAAGTTCGATGAGCTTCAGGGCGGTAAACCAAAGGCTAAGAAGCAGGCAACGCCTGTCGCGAAAGCCGGAGCCGCAACCACGACGCCTAAAGGACGAGATGCTTATCGTAAATCGCAACAACGACTCGCGAAATCAGGCAAAGTCGCAGATGCGGCTAGTGCATTTAAACATTTGCTAGGTTAGGAGATTTAACTCATGGCAACTTTTACTACCTATGATGCGGTTGGTATCCGCGAAGAACTGGCTGACGTGATCTAGACGTTTGGATCACATTAAAATCGGGTGAATTGCCGGAAACCCCTTAGAGCCTCAAGCACCACAGCGTAACTGGCAACGGTAAGCGCGAAGGTTCAAAAAGATTGAGGATTGGGCAATCGGCCTCCAAGCACCTTGGGGACAAGGTGAAGGATCAACGACTAACAGCAAACCACTAGAACAGTGATGAAGCTGACACGAGCGCCCGACACACGAGAGTGTGATGATATAGTCTGATCTGCATTGAAAGATGCAGAAGCCGAGGATAAAGAGCCACGGCGGTAACAGAGAATGACAACATCTCGCCAGAAGAAACTCCGTTCATCTCTAACGTTGGACGTAAGTCTGTTGCGAACACATTGTTTGAGTTCCAGACAGATTCATTGGCTTCAGTCGATACAACTAACGCTGTAATCGAAGGTGCTAGCGCATCTGCATCTGACGCTTCTGCAACTGCAACTAAGCGTATGCAGAACTACACGCAGATCAGCCGCAAGGTGATCTCTGTCAGTGGTACAGAAGAAGTGGTCAACAAAAGTGGCCGGAACTCGGAATTAAGCTATCTTTTGGCAAAAGCAAGCTCCGAGCTAAAGCGCGATATGGAAGCGATTCTGACTCGCAACCAAGCGGCTGTTGCAGGCGATGCGTCAACTGCGCGTACAACTGCATCTTTGGAAGCGTGGCTCCGTACTAACACTAACCGTGGTTCAGGCGGTACAACTGACGGTGCAAACCCAACGTTGTCTGGCACAACTTCTGGTTACCCAAATGCGGCGGCGACAGATGCTTCTAACGACGCACTTCGCGAGTTCACAGAGACGCTCCTGAAGGACGTCATTTCTAGCGTGTGGACCGAAGGTGGTGATCCATCAATCTTGATGGTAGGCCCAACTCAGAAGCAGAAGGCATCAACCTTCGCAGGTATCGCGGCACAGCGTTACATGGCTCCAAACGACGGCCCAACAACAATCATCGGCGCGGCTGATGTGTATGTGTCTGACTTTGGTTCGATTCAGGTTGTACCTAACCGGTTCCAACGTGATCGTTCTGCGTTCGTTCTCGATCCTGAGTACGCGTCAGTGAACTACTTGCGTGATTTCGAGGTTATCGATCTCAGCCGAGTCGGTGACTCTGAGTCCAAATTACTCCAGTGTGAGTACGGTCTGGAAATCAGCAACGAAGCCGCTCACGGTTTAATTGCAGATATCGACGTTACTGCCTAAGTAACGTAAACACGGAAGGGGCTTCGGCCCCTTCTTTTTATCTAAAGGTGTTGCATGGGAAACAAAAAAGTATTCAGCCATGATCCAATGACTGGGATCACTAAATATTGGCATGACAATCAGGATGGGACTGTCACGATTGAAAGCGATCAGGATGTCAGCGAAATCCTGAAGCAGAACCAAGCGAATCGCAGTTCTTTCGAGAAGGGCGACAAGTGGGGAGAGATGAGTCGTGTCGCTTCGATTCCTTTGACTGTATACTATGACCTGAAGCAGAAAGGTATTCTGGATGACCAAGCCGCAATGAAAAAGTGGCTTAACGACCCAGACAACGAATTGTTCAGGACTCGCAAAGGTAAAGTCTAATGGCGATTACGAACTACGGTGAACTGAAGAGCGCGGTTGGCGACTTCCTGAACCGGTCAGATTTAACATCGGTGATCCCCACGTTCATCGATTTCGCGGAGGCAGAGTTCAATCGTATTCTGCGTATCCGTCAAATGGTTGCCCGCGCAGAAGCCGTGATAGACGCACGATTCAGCGCAGTGCCTGCCGACTTTCTTGAGGCGAAGGACTTGGTGATTGTTACGGGAACTCCGGTGACACCGTTACAGTTCGTGACTCAGCAAGAGATGGCACAGATCCGTAGAGACGAGATCACGAGCGCGGGCAAACCTCTTTACTTTTCAGTCGTCGGCGGTCAGTTTGAGTTTTGCCCAACTCCAGACAACGAGTATTCTTTGGAGATGACTTACTATGCGAACATCACTCCGCTGTCGGGCGACTCAGACACGAATTGGCTACTGACAGACTACCCAGACCTTTATCTGTATACTTCGCTTATGCACTCGGCTCCTTACTTGAAGGACGATGAGCGGATTGCGATATGGGCGAACCTCGCTCAAAAAGCGAAGAGTGAACTGGTTGAGTCGGATCAATCAGCGTCTTACGCGGGTTCTACACCACGGATCAGAGTTAGGAGCTTTGGATAATGAGTTTTTCAAACTATCTTGAAACAGAAGTTTTAGATCATGTGTTTGGCGGCAATGCTTACACCGCACCGGCAACGCTTTATTTGGCGTTACACACAGCAAGTCCTGCTGAAGACGGATCTGGCACTGAAGTTTCTACGTCAGGAACAGCGTATGCTCGCCAAACAGTGACCTTCACTGTGTCAGGTAATACAGCGACAACTGATGCAGTCGTTGAGTATTCGACAGCTACGGCGTCGTTCGGAACAGTGACACACGTTGGAATATGGGATGCGTCAACGGCAGGCAACCTTCTTGCGTATGCCGCGTTGACTAGCTCGAAAGCAATCGACACTGGCGACGTATTCCGCGTACCAACTGGCGATCTCGACATCACACTGGACTAATCGATGGCTTACGTTGATAGCAGTGGGTACGCATACGGCACGTCGTCGTATGGCTCGCATAGTTGGGGGTCGGCTGACTTCCAAACGCAAGTCACTGCAACATCATCAACGTCATGCTCTGCAACGAAAGTTCGTGAAGGCGATTCTGCGATTGCGGCATCTGCATCGACGACTTCGGCGTGTGAGCGAGTACGCGAACAATCGGCAATCGTTAGTGCGGCATCTACAAACACTGCATCTGCGGTGTTTACGATTTCCGCATCAGCTTCGGCGTCCGTTGTCGCGACAAACACGGCAACGATTGAGCGTGTTCGAGAGATCACAGCATTGCAATCAGTGACATCGACGTTTACGGCGGTGGCGCGTGAACTGTGGGAACCGATACCCACATCTCCAGAAACATGGAGTACAATACCAGAAACATCTGAGACTTGGACAAAGGTGGCTTAAATGGCTGATTCGACCACAACAAATTACTCACTAACTCTTCCAGAGGTGGGAGCCAGTACAGACACATGGGGGACGAAATTAAATAGTAATCTCACGAGTCTGGACCAGTTGCTTGGTGGCGACTCGGAGATTGCCCCAAATCTAACTGAAGGTTCTTGGGAAGTTGGCGGTACGGCAGTTACGTCTACTGCGTCTGAACTAAACTATCTTGATCTCACGACTCTTGGAACGTCTGAAGCGTCTAAGGTTCTGACTGCTGATGCGAACAACGACACAGTAGTTTCAGGTGCAGTGCGTGGCACGATCACCACTGTCACAAGTTCATCTGGCACTGCCACGTTCGACATGAGTACGACAAACAACTTTGAGATCACGACAAGCGAGAACATCACATCGTTTGTGTTCAGCAACTTTGTTGAAGGACAGTCGGGCAACATTTACCTGAACAATGCAGGACACACTATCTCTGCGGCGGCAACCACTTACATCAACTCTGCTGATCTATCGACTATCAGCACCACTGGTAAGTACTGGTTGAGCTATTACTGCGTTGATGCAACTGCATCTGCTGAGATTGTACTTGTCTCTGTAACTCCGGCGTTGACTGGCTCAGGAGCATAATATGTCGCTGATTCAAGGCGGATCACACAAGGTCAACACGACTGCGTTCTACCCCAAGACCATTAGTCAGTCTTTGCGGTTTGAAGAAGGTGATAACCCGTATTTAAAGTGGTCAAATGCCAACAAAGGAACACCGACAGACTCTAATAAGTTCACGTTTAGTGGTTGGGTAAAGCGGGGCGAAATAACTGCATCAGTCGGACGCTTGATTCTGGGGTCAGGAACTGGAACTAACAACGATATTATTTATTTTTGGACTGATGACAAAATCCGGTTTGAAGGGCGCAGAGGTGGCACTACTGTTCATACTATACGCACAGACGCTGTGTTCCGTGACCCCTCTGCTTGGTATCACATTGTTGTTTCTTATGATTCAGACCAAGCATCCGCCAGTGACCGCCTCACAATTTATGTAAACGGTGTTGCACAGACTTTAACAACAGACAATGAAATTGACAGCGCAAGAGCTAGTGAGTTTTCTGAAACAGACATGGACGTATTGGTTGGCAGAGGCCAGTACGGATCAAGTGGGCAAACGCAATACTTTGACGGCTACATGGCAGAACTGCATTTTGTAGA